TTTATCTCCACCTCGATATATGAAACTAAATTTATATCCGGCACACTCGTATCGCTGGCAAGTATTGTCGTGTTGCAGTTTATTTGCCAAATTTCATTTGTAGCTGCTGGCGTGTTCTCGGTGTACAGTAAAGTGTTAGAAGAATCGTAGAATCTAATCTCGACACTTGCTAATTGTGTGATGCCTACGAGCATTGACAAAATGACGTCGTGCCCTCGCAAGGCTTGAGTTGCGTTTGCGGGATTGTCAGTGAGCCATTTTACACCTTGGTATTGTGTCACAAAGTTTTTATCAATCCACTCCTTATCCGACAACCTTGATTTAAAGACATTAGTAACTGTTGAGCTGTTCGAGGCTTGGTCTGCTGGTGGATTTCCGTAGTTTTCTGTGACCACTACCTGAATAGTTAGCGTTGTTCCGCTGTCTACTATCAATTGTGTGCTCACTGTTGGACCTAAAGCAAAGTTTCTTACAATTGAGCTAACATCCCAATGCGCTTTATTCGAAACTTCTGGAAATATCTTGTCTGTCCAAATAGTTTGACCATTGATTTTTAATTCAACCTTAAAGCTAAAATTAGGCTGTCCTGTTTGATCGCTGCTAAACTCATATGTTAGCGGATTGTCTGATGGTTGCCACGCTATCGGCTCCGATTCGATTATTACTGCCATGGTGCAACTATTGATATTGTTATTGCTTGTTCAAAAAGTTGTGTAATAGGCTTCTCCAAGTACTCAACTAATGCAGGATTGACAACATCATCAAACCAAGGGCGAGGCTCAATACCTCTTTTCTTGAGATTGGTCATAATAGCCCATGCAAATTGGTCGTATGTTCTAAGATGCTTTGCTTGAAACTCTGGTCCGCAGGTGATGGCCCCCAAGTTGGGGCTCCGTGACTCACTTCCGTACCATTTACACCTGAGTTTATGAACTTCCAATAGAACGCCGCGCTCAATCCCACTCTCACCTCACCAGCTTTGTAAGTAACTGACGGCACAAGGCTTTGAGATAGTCCAAGGCGTGAGGTGTTAATGTTGTAGTCTACCAGTTTTTGCTGTAGCTGCTCGATAACGTCCTCCATCAAAGTTACCAGGAGCTGATCCATTGGCGAACCTGGCTCTGCTTCTAATACTTCGCGTGATGTTCCTAAGTTAAGGCTGTTAATTATTGCCGCTTCGTCAGACATTACCTTTTCCTATTAGACGATTTTTCACGGCTTTTGCGAACAAGAAAGCTCCACTTTACATTGAAGGAATATATGTTTAGGTTGGTTACTTCTTCCCAGCTGTGACCAAACTCTTGAGCGACAAGATGGATCGAATCAAGCCAGTTATTTTCTGTTTGAATCTTCGAGCTTTTCTTTTCAACCTTTCTATTGCCATGTATCGCGCTTCGTATTTGGCGTATCTCCGCAAAAAAAAAGCCTGTAGGTAAATAAATTGCTCTAAAGGAAAATGGGCTGTAAAATCTTCGTGCCGCTCACTGGCGGGGTGTTTTAGGTTGTCGTTTTCGTCCACCTCGCCATATCTAGTCCCCTTCGGAACATAACACAGGCAGGCAAGACGTACAGGGTCTTTTTGGAAATCAGATAAATCGCAGTCCATTACCCATCCCGTCGGGGGGCTTTTGAGATTTATCAATTCGTAATGCTTGCCGTTAATTTCAATCTCCTTTGCTGGCGCTTGTAGCCCGAACCCGTTAAACAAGCTAACGCAATGCGTGTAGTATTTTTTGAGATCTGCAAATGGTAATTGAGCAACTGCTGTGGGGTGCAGTTTAGCGAATTCAGAAACAAAGGCAATTATCATCTCTGCGTCGTATCTCGTTCCGCGCTCAATGAATAGCGGGTGCTCATACGCTGCTAAATGTTTTATACGTAAATCTTCGCGCTTTCTTGGTGCTTTTAGTGTTGCTGGCTTCATAGATGCTCTTTTGCTGGGTTACCGTATACTGTTGTGTTGTGCTTTACGTTTTTTGTTACTACGCTACCCATTCCGATTACTGCATTAGTGCCAATCTGCTTTCTGTTGCGAATAATTGCGCCCAATTTAATCTTTGCGCCACTAAGGATAATTGCATAGCCCCCAACTATAACGCCGCTACAAACTTCTACGTTATCACCTATTGCTGCATCATGCCCAATATGCGCGTGAGCCATCAGAATGCAGTTATTTCCTATGTTCGTTTCGCACTTTGTTTTATACGGCCTCTGAATAGTAACATGCTCGCTAATCACATTATTATCTCCAATAATAACCGATCCTTGGAAATCCTCTTGCTTTACACCTCGTATCTCGCCGTTTCCTCCTATCACCGAATAAGCGCCAATAACATTGTCGCGTCCCATCTTCACATTAGGATGCACTATTGCTGTCTTGTGGATTTTGTTGCCTCGGCCATCGTCGATCCAATCATTGTTATATAGTCCGTTGTTCATGTCGTTATTCGCTGTTTGAGAGATCGGCAATATAACCATACCTCCAGGTTGCATGCCTTCAAATTTCCCCTCTTTAATTGCTTGATCGATCGTATTCTTAATATCACTCATCGTTTTAGACTTAGTATTTCGTTCGCTATTTCAATCTGCCTGCTTTCGTTCTTGTGCTCAGTTCCCCATATGGTCTGATTCACTGGAACGTGCAGCTCTCTAAAGTAATTCTTTTCGTGCGGAAGCACAACAATGCGTTTGCGTTGCTTTGCCGCTTCGAGACTAAACACTAAATCACTCATTCGCTGATCCTTGGCTTTGTGTATGCCTGTAGGGTTAAAGTAATTTGTATGAAATGCTGTCACCCCTGTACCTGCGACGTCGATTTCTTTGCATACAGCATTAGACCGTAGGCATCCGAAAGAATCGTGCCCGCTGTAATAGCTTACATCTTTGCTGACAAGCTTTCTGCCGTGATGCGTTACAATGCAGTTGTGCTTGTCGATCTCTTCGCACATGTCCTCAATGTACGTTGGAGGATATTCGATGTCATCGTCGCAGCTGAAATAGTAACATGGTTTTTTCACGTTCTTCAGTGCGTAGAATTTCGCGTTGTCCGTATAGTTCGTATTGCCTTTTGCATCGTTGTTGTACACGATTATTTGATCGGCTTGGCTTTCTAGGCTTCTGATTGCTCTCTTCAATTGCTTCTCTCTTCCTTTCATTGTCGCGATTCCCACTATCACCTTGTCACGCTTTACCGTTGCAATTAGCGGAATTTCCTTCCTGTGGTGAGGATGCATTGAGCTTGGGTGGTCTCCGTGAGCTGATAGGCTTGGTATTGTTTTAAACATCGGCACATTTAACGCTTTGAGCTTTGCGGTGAGTTGTTGGCCCACTCCGCTAGACAACCCCTTCCTTCTCTTTCCTGTATCTTCTACCTCAAACATCTCAAGCGTTTTTCTATTCGTCAGTCCTCCACAGTCGAAGAACCCTATATCAATCACCTCGTAATCGTCTAACATGTAATCGTTCTCTCTCGTTCTTTTCGATCCCCAGCAGCTTTTTCTGTAGTCGCTTATTATCTGACAAGTCAAAGGCTTGTTGTAATGCTTTGCGTGAATCTTCTGTATTGCGTGAATGTCATGATTGCTACCATCGTCGGATAGGATCAGGTAGTTATCGTGCCTCGAATCTAAACAAAGCTTTCTCGCCTGTTCCCATCGCTGCCAAAACAACTCTTTGCCCCATGTTCCCGCATCTCCGATTATTGCAATATCATACCCTTGAAACTCTTGCAATAGATTGCAAAGCATTTCCTCACGGTTGGGGCTGCTGAATATTACTACTTGCATATCATTGCTAAAATTAAGAGCTGTATAGAAACATACATTGCAGCGATTGCAATTGCCGTGAATCGCGCACTTGTTTTTGTTTGAAACCTCTCTATTTTGTCAGGGTCAACCTTCGGCAGTTTTGTTTTCATTCCATTTTTTGTTTTTAATGCCGAGACTACTAAATATTACTACTTGCATGAGCACTTCACCCATCCGCGCACAGGCGACCAAAGCCACCCTGTACCATTACACAAACATTTGTTTTTCATAGTCAGTTCCTTTCTGCCATTATTAATGGCGTATTCTTCAGCATCTTTTGCACACTGCATAATACCTTTCTTGAGGTCGCGCATATCGATTTGCTTTGCGTTTCCACTTTCACATTCTTTTGGTGGCTTTATCTTTGGTATCTTCATAGTTTTCTTTTAAACGAACTCAGGCGACTATATCCTCTTCCTGCTTAGAATCAATAGCCGCCTTTGTTCTCATCACTAACCTGTGACACCGCGACAGGACTCGAACCTGTATACCTTGCCTACAGCGACACGCTCAACCTCTGAGCTACGCGGTGGTAAAAGAAGAGGCGCGAAATAATAACCTGGATACACTACTATTTTGGTTTGTTTGAATTACGCCTCTTCTAACTGCGGACGTTTCCGCTAGTATTTTAAAATTGGGCGGCTTTTC